CTCTTTCTTTAAGATTACTTTGCCACATATATCTATCCTTCGCCTATAAGCATCAGGAAAAGTTAAGGACGTGACATTGAGGTTAATGACATTCTGAGATAACAATATAACTTTCGATATAAACTTAGTTCTCTTTTTCTCTGATAATTCGGCCATATGCAAAGCATAAGGCGCTACATTAGCAGCACGAATTAGTTCTATAAATTCTTCATTGGGTGAACTACCACTATCTACTCTTTGTCCAAAGTCGTCATACACCACAATATTCTGTCCAGCATAACCATCCCAAAATTCTTGTTCAGTATTTCTTGAATATATCTCTTGTGCAAAGTTTTTAGCTGTTGCAACATTATCTGAAAATAACATATTAAGGTCACAAGCCAATGGCCAACTCATACCAGACTTTCCTACCCCAGACTCGCCAAATAGTTGAACAACTAAAGGTTTGACACGAGGTTTATTACCGAAAACTCCAGTATAGTCGCATAGCTTGCGAGCCTCCTCTATAATTTTAAATACTCTATTATAATGTAAAATTACTTCTTGTCTGCCTTTGATGTTACCTATGACACTAGCATAGGCAACACCTTGGCGATACAATTTATCTATTTTAAGCACTAGTTTATCGTCTTTTTCTAGACGAACACTCAAACTGTTGGTGACATCACCTAATCCCATAACTTCATCAGTCCACTCCTTATAACCGGAGACATACTGATCAAGCTCGGGGGTCTTAGTACATCCAAAAACGTAATACATTAATGTATCACCTATACTCTCGAACATCTTATTACCCACCTGGGAAAAATCATAAATATTTTTAAGAGATCGAGCTCTCTGCCCTACTATTTTAATAATACTATCTAAGTTGCCACTTGGGATACCAAATAAGGTTAAAAATATCATACTAATAACTGAGGTTACAACCAGAGCACTGACTTGACCATTATCAGATACATACTTCTTAAAAGCAGTAATACTAATAATATCAGTCATACCTGATTGTAAAACAGTATCTATATTCATCGCGCATAATAAACTATTATATACGGTACTCCCAAATTCTAAAAATGTGTTAAGTATTAAATTATACAATATTAATTTTCTTTCTGCCATAAAGGCATTAGCAATGATCTTAGTCAATTTGAGTAACAATCCCTGAACCTCTTGTCCAAATAATGTAACTTTCATTCTTTCCAAGCACTCTGTAGCAGCACCTAACATATTGTCAGCCCTGCCAAAGAAGTTCTTGCTAGCATCTAAAGTTTCATTTAAATTTCTAATCACATTCAAGGGATTATAATCACTCAAACCTTGCAGTTTCACCTGCGTAAATAAAGTTGTTATATTATTATAAATAGTTATACTCATAAGCTGTTCTATTTTATCAACCACTATAATTTCATCATCTTCAAAGATTATATCATCTTCTTGGACTCTAATTTCATACTTGATAGGTCTAGTTAACTTACTCTTATTCTTAAATAATTTAAAATTACCACTTTTACTAGTAAATCCGTTCTTAAGAATAAACTTACGTCCTATTTTGGTAGTTCCGTAATAGGCTGTAATCACTCCCCTTTGGGGGGTGGGTTCTTCATGAAAATCCTGTTCCACACCTTGCAGCATTGCATCTACTTGTTCCAGAAACTTAAATGGTTTCGACATCTCTGAATGTTCATGCATGCGCTTGGGTACAACAGGCTTAGATTTAGTATATATTGGGGGTCCTATAAGATAACCATAAGTAAGATCATCCTTAGCACCAACTATTAAAGTTAAGTCTTCTATATTGGTTTCAACATACACGCAAGGTGTTATGCGCGTAGCGCTATCTGGCGAAGTACTAGATAGCTTATTATTGTTAAGGCCTCTCCTACCGGAATTGTAGTAAGGGACCTGAATTTCATGAATAGGGTTGAGATAAGGGTAAGTGATGTGTTCCACATTATCACCAAACACTGGTTTTCCACTCTCAGTTCTAACAAGAGTGGTTCTAATATAACTATTGCTATTAATACTTTGGCCAAAAGTTGGTCTCAATTTAAATGATAAACCTCCTCTATGGAAGGCAAAAATATTTGACATTTTACCTATATAACCATCAAAACCCCCAATCATGTTACAATTTATAAGATATTGGTTGCCTATAGCACTAATAAAACTCCGGTGACACCGAGTCATAGCTCTCATGTTCAAGGCGACCTCACCACCAACAATTTGGGTGGTGTCCAGTACATTTTGGGCATTATTAGTTTTGCCAAATACTACTGTCTCTATCCCCATCTCTTCATTCCGGACCACTCCCTGTAGTCGGACGTCAACGGAGTTAGTGGGGTAAGCTCTAAGGCCGTGACCAATGGGACAGGCGAGGGCAACATTTGTAGCCCAGGCCCATACATTGACCGTCACATATTGAGATACTGTCTCGGGACAATTAAGTGGCGAGAGAGCTCTCACCACTAATACTCCAGGTGATTGAGTATAATGGTCAACTTGTGGTGTCACACCCGTGCTACACATAGTCCTCTCATGCATATAGGGCACCACAAATTCTAACTCATTGGTCTCTGTAATATCGATAATATGTCTATAAAGATTAGTGGTATCCATCTGATCTATGAATAGTGCGTCCGATACATTAACACGTGGGACAAAGAAAACTTCCAAACGCCCCACGTGGAATGGTGTTCTAACAATATTTACTCTGAAATGCATATCTGCCTTCCAGAGTCCAAACAAACCAGCCACATTTTCAAATAGTGATAAATCGAAAGCCTGATATTGTTGGGTTCCTATCGTCCAGTTGGTAATCCTCTTATCACTAACAAAAGGACCAACTTGAAGTTTACTAACTTCGGCCAGTGGCACACTATCTACTAGCCACTTCACACTATCTACTAATGCTGGGCGGCCACAAATATGCTCAGTGGCCATTTCATCCAGATCTTGTAAGAAGTTGACTTCATTCTCACCTATCCTATTATCATTATTAAAGGCTAGCATGACGCTAGAATCCTCACACTTATTCTGTGCAAAGCCTCTACCTGGAATATTGCATAGGGGAGGGGCACCTGATCCAACAACTGGCCTAGACCAACCAAAGATGGATGCTACCCCACCTACGATGTCAGCAACCCAAGGCACAGCACTAGCAATAGTGCCAACTATGGGTATAGGGGCTAAAATATCCTTTACGCCACTGGCAAAGGCCCCAACTTTACCACTAATTTCTTCTATTGGTCCTTTAGCTTCTCTACCCTGTAAGGTGACATTAAGTGGTGTTGGGCCATGGATCTCTATGTTCTCAAAGTGGGAAAACACCTCAATAGGTATTTTAGGGTTACCAACACACATGATAGGTGTCAGTGCAAATAAATAAAACTTACCTATAGGTGCTACTCCTCGTGTTAGAGACATGGCATCTAATGTACTAGACCATGGTACTCTAATCACAGCAGCGTTACAAGATTGTAAATCTATCTCGACTCCAGGGTAACTAGTAATAGCTGCCCGACCTTTTTGTAAAATTTGCGTTTGAGGCAATAGGTCGTTATCATAAGGTGAATAGCAAGCCCACAACTTGCCAGCCACATAAGGGTTGACATTAGTCATTATCCTAAACACAGTATCTGCTTTAAACCACTCAAAGTTGGTTAGCTTTTCCACTCGCTTGCCAAACTTGAGTGTATCATGAGGCACATTAAACGCCTTAATAAATGGCTGGGGAGCTGGTCCTGTTAAAGAACCAAAACTGCTAATAGGAGTAATACTATTAGCATTTAAAGTGGCATAATACACTAAACAAGGTCGTTGCAGAAAAGAAACCACAGATGCGACTTCTTCCACATCATTAATTTGAGTCCCAACTAGTGCTGTGTTATCAGCCACCAGTAGACTACTATCTGTAAACTTTGTATATTCTTCATCAGTAGTTATGTTTCTACGGGTATCAGAAGTTAACCCATCTGTACCTGTTGCACTCTCAACATTCTCATAAGCAGTTTGCACACTGATAGTACTTTCTTGCACACTTGAGTTTTCCATAGTTGTAGCCATAATATCTGAGAAAGGGGGGGTTCCAACCAGCGATGCTGCTTGGTCCATTACTAGATCTTGGCCTAAGCCCAGGTGGTCTAGCTGCCCACCAACAATGAAGCTTAACGCTCCACAACATACCCATTTATCGTCAACACTAAAGATTTTGGGAACGGACTTCTAAGAGCGGTCTCCCTGGTTCTATAACTCTCGCTCAAGCCTCTGACACTTTTGGTGCCGGCTCTACCTTCATACTAAGCTTATTAGGCCTCGCATGTTAGGTGCTTTCGCTACGAGTAGTATTTATTGTCAATGGATATGTCATAAAGTGCAAACCACTTCACTGCACTCTCCTTCAATGCTTCATCACAGAAGTAGGGGTTAACAACCTCCACCACATGAGTCCGGTTTTACTCCTTCCAGGCCCTAGGGACTTACAGTACTGGATCACACCGACAAAAACTGCAACATTTGCCTCATATGATTTCAATCATCAACATATCTTGTGTAATGACACACGCGGGAGAGGTTTTCACTCACACTGTACATTCACACTAATAAATATGATGTTAAGTTGGGGTCTTAATAAACCAAGACCGCGAAAGTTCTGCCTTTAATAAACCAAAGGCATAAAAGTTCTGCTTTTAATAAACCAAAAGCATAAAAGTTCTGCTTTACAACAAAGCATAAGCTTCCAAAGATATCCCACAAAGGGCC